ACAGTCTGGAACCAAGCATTATCCAGCCCTATTCAGAATATAACCTGATGGTGGAGGCAGAGGGCTTTGAGCCTCTGGCCATATCCGGAACCGAAATACTGGCCCAGGCCACGGCCATACAGCCGGCAGTCATGACACCGGTTGGCGGGGAAACACCTCCCGAAGACCCGGTGGTGATACCGGATCATACCCTGTACGGGAATTACCCCCCAAAGATAGCGGAACCAGAGATAAAACCAGTGAACGAGAGCGGGGAAATCGTACTCAGCCGGGTGGTAGTGCCTCAGACCGTGGTGGTCCATGACGGGGTGCCAACGGACAGTACGGCCAAGGACTATTATGTGCCTTACAGGGACTACATAAAAAATGTGGCATCCAGCGAAATATATTCCACCTGGCCCAGGGCCACCATAACAGCCAATGTGCTGGCAATCATGTCCTTTACCCTGAACCGGGTATACACGGAGTGGTACAGGAACCAGGGCTATGATTTTACCATTACGTCCTCCACTGCCTTTGACCACAAGTGGATATATGGAAGGAATATATTCGAGAGCATCAGCCTGATCGTGGATGAGATATTTGACAACTACCTGTCCCGTCCGGGTGTGAGACAGCCTATCCTGACCCAGTACTGTGACGGGCGCCAGGTCCAGTGTCCGAACTGGATGACCAAATGGCAAGAGCGTATGCATTATTTAAAAAGCCCCGGATGGCCTTATTTTATAAGGCTTCCGGGGTTTCTATCAAGTAATAATCGACGTCTATATGATTTGTTTTTTTATCATATGTGATTTGGTCAACAATGCTTTTTAGCGCGGCATTTTTTTCTTGCATAGTAAATTTATCAGATTGAACAATATCCAAAACGTTAGAGATACTGATTAACATTCGGGAATCATTTGAAACAGTATCGGAGCTATTGTGTTCAATCGTATCAATCATTTCCTGCAATTCCTGCCGTTCTTTCTGGAGCCTTAACTTATTGGCTTTATACTCCTCTTTGGTGTCGATACCGTCCATATAAGCCTCTTTGGCCCTCTCCTCCTTGAATGATAAGCGGTCAAGGTTTTTATATAATACTTCCAACTCACCCCCACGACTTTGATTTTGATAAGATTTTTTAATGGTATAGCTGACTGTGCCTTTTCGTAGGGCTTCCTCCAATGCCTTGATTACAGTTGGGCCGATTTCCTCCTCCCTCACGTAACAGTCATTATTACATTTTCCCTTAAGATAGCCATAGCACTGAAAATAGAACGAATCCGGCAATGTTTTGCGGTGCACGACGCAAGAGGAAAGAGAACGACCACACTTGGAGCATTTAAGGAGGCCAGACAGCCAATGTTTAGAGATTTCAGAGGGCTTTGCATTGCGACGCTTATACTCCGAATGATATCGTTCTTGGGCCTTTTCAAATAATTCTTTTTCAATGATAGCGGGATGATGGCCGGGCCGTATGATCCACTCAGAAGGGTCCCTAATCTCGTTTGTCTCATTGATAGTACGATTCCAACGGATATCACCGGCATATCCGGGATTTTGAAGGATATACTCGATTGACCGTTTTTCAAAAGGTTTACCATGGCTTGTCTTATGGCCTAAACTGTTTAAATGTTTGACAATAGCAAAAATACTCATATTTTCGTATACGTATTTTTCAAAAATCAACCGAACTATTTTTGCTTCATCCGGGACAATCTCAGGAGTGGCCTTATGATAAGGTATCCTATATCCAAGAGGTGGGCGGCATTGATAGCCCCCGTTTAAGGCTTTTTGGGTCATACCCCTGGTTACATCACCAGATAACCGAATAGAATAGAATTCGTCCATCCATTCAATGATACGTTCTATCAAACTTCCAAACGGTCCGTCAACCAATGGCTCCGATATGCTGACCACATCCACGCTGTACTTATTTCGCAGCATTGATTTATATACAATGCTTTCCTCCTGGTTACGTGCAAAACGTGAGAATTTCCATAGCAATATTACATCAAATGGATGGTCGGATGATTTTGCCGTTGCAATCATTTGCTGGAATTTTGGCCGTTTATCTGCCTTACGTCCAGAAATACCATTCTCGATGTAAATATGCTTTTCGGAAACAATCATATCATGGGATTTTGCATAATCCAAAAGCAGACGCTTTTGAGAATCTGGAGACAATTCTTCCTGCTTTTCGGTGCTGACACGAATATACAGTGCAGCCATTAATATTTTCTTTTTCATTATATCACCCTATTCATACTATGACTTAAGAGCATAAAAAATACGCCCCTTGCCAGGACGTACCAGGAATGATATAATTCTAATGTTCGGATAGGTTATATCTTCCTGGTTCATCCGGTAAGAGTTAATCTATGCAAAGGCTTCCGTGTTACCAGCACGGGAGCTTTTTGCTTATTTTACCGCTCTGAACGGGCAGCGGCTACAAGCGCGTCTTGAAGGACCTTAGAAAAATTAAGATTCTTTTTTTCTCCATAAGTGTTAAGCCATGCCGGGATGGTTATATTTTTCCGAATGGTCTTGATGCCGTACTTTTCCGTATAGGCATCCATATCGAGGACCAAAGGTTTACAAACTTCCGGCAGGGCAGGGGACAGCAGTAAAGTCACTTGGAGCCGGATAGTTATTACCATCCTCCATCTCGTCCAATATCCATCCGCTGGCGGCATCGGCGCCCATCTCAATGGCTTCCACAAGGTTCCGACCTTCAGTCACGCAGCCGGGGAGGTCCGGGACCTCAACGGTATAACCGGAAAGCTCCTCACAAGGTGTAAAAATAGCAGGATATACAAGTTTCAAAACAATCACCTCCATCTTATGATTGTAAGGAGCGGGACTATTTAAGCCCCGCCTGTTTAAGGATTGAATCAGCGGTCCCTTTGTCAACGTCGCCGGTGTGAAAAGGAATTGTAACTTTTCCCGGCTTGCTAGGGTGCTTATACTGTCTGTGAGAACCTTTCTGGTTCTTCACATACCAGCCATCCTCCAGAAGCATTTTCTCTAATTCTCTGGCCCGCATCTTCTGTACCTCCTTACAATTACATTATACACACTATGCGCATAAAAGTCAAGAGAAAATGTGTATAATGCGCATTATTTTATTTCAAGCGAAAAACCATGTTGCAAGAGCCATTGTTTTGAATTTTCTTTTTGTTCAGGAGTAGCAGTACGAACGGAGTATATACATTTGTGCACCCCGGCCCAAAAGGCAAGCTCACTTTTCGGGAGAGGAACTTGATATTTTTGGCAATAGGCCAGTATCTTACTTTTATCAAGAGAAAACATAGCTTCATCGCGTTCTTTAAGAAATTGCTGGATATCAACCATAAGAACCTCCTTATGCCACATCACTGGTGAAATCAATATCATTTATACTTTCATTCACATTTTCCATTACTTCATGATTTTCGATAAACGATATCCATGAAAGACGGGAGTCTGACTTGATTTCATGTTTCAGATTGTTATATAGAGGCTCCATGGACATCCTCCACATATCATACGCAGCCTTTTCCACTTTTTCGTCAGACCACTTCTTTTTTCGTTTAGCATTCTGGAGGCCCTGGAACTGCCGGGCCTTTCTCATAAAAGTATTATACCCTTCCAGATTGGATTCCAAATACTCTAAAAATTCTTTGTATTTCATCCTTCCACCACCTTTCCAAGAACTTCTCCAACAAGTTTTATTTCATCATTGGCAGGTATGTCATTATATTTCTTGTTATGGGATATAAGACAGTTAACTCCTAACTCCTTAATAAAGCACTCGTTTCCACGGGTAAAAATTTCCAATACCACCAATAGGAATTAAAGTTGTTTTCCTAACAAATACCTTATCGCCATCATAATAGGTGGGCTCCATACTATCTCCATTAACACCAATAACAAAATCGGCCCTATCAGATAGCTCATTGTCCACCACCTCAATCATATCGGTGGGAACATCGTCAAAGAGATATTCGCCGCTTCCGGCAGAGGCCAGATGTTGATAGTAACTGATAATACGGGTTGGAACTTTGGAGATTGATGGTTCAGAGGATTCGATGCGCTCAATTCGCTCCATCTCCCATGCAAGAATCACATTGACGTGATTTTTGCCCACGCTATCAAGATTACGGTATTTCATAATTAACTCTCGTTCCTCCAAAGAGACAACAAGTTCAGATAAGCTCTCCATGTCATCTTGATATAGATAATTCGCATCCACCTGCAATGCATCCATAATTTTTCTTAAGGTTGGAATGTTAGGCTCACGGTTGCCCTTTTCATATCCGGTCAAAGTAGATTTAGCTACACCAATCTTATCCGCAAGTTGTTCTTGTGTCATTCCGTTTCGTAACCTAGCTTCTTTAATTCTGTCATTAAGACTCATAATGCAAACCTCCTGTAAGTGTATGGTATCACGTAAATATTGATTAGTCAATACAAAAAGGTTGCAAAATGCGAATTTTTTTAATGATATGTATTGACAAAGGCGCGTTATGAGACTATAATACGAAAAAAGGTTGCAAAACGAAAACATAGAAAGGGTGATTAAATGAATATTGCGAACTTCAATTTTCCGGTAGCAGATAATATTGAGAGAATCATTAAAGAAAGGGGGTTAAAACAATGCGCAGTTGCTAGTAAAGCAGGTTTCAAAAAGCAACCTTTTAGCGACATGCTCAACGGGAGACGGTTGATTAAAACATCAGATGTAATAATAATAGCAAAAGCATTAGGCGTTTCAATAAATGAGCTTTATGATTCAACCGGATTAAAAAAGAGGGCATAAAAAATGGCTATCACTACAAAACAACTACTCTTAATTTGCGTGATAGCCTTAAATGTAATTTCTATAATCATTGCAATCAGAAAAGATGTTATACACGGTGCAACGGCATGGGCACTGGGAGCTTTGCTTTCTTTAATAATTGATTATATTCCATAAATATGCTTTGACTCAAAACCTTAAACGTAGAGTCCATTTGAGCACGGGCTTCTGAAAGCGAGAAATGTGAACAACCATCCTCAGCTTCGAGAAGGTCAAGATAGGATTTATAATATCGTGAATACATAGACTGAGAAAGTGGTTCCATTAGATGGATATTATCACTCAATAATTCCAATATAGAACCGCGAACTTCTGGAGTCATTAAACTAAGGGGATTCTCAGATAAAAAACCACGACAATACAATTTATAAAATGGGATATAGAATTTATCAAGTTGCTCTCGTCGGATTTTGTATTTTGACGAGTAGTTATCTTTTATAACTGAAAGATAAACTAAAACAAAAGCGCCTAAAGTGGTTATCAAGTTAGAGATAATGGATTCCATACTTAACTATCCTTTGTAATATACTCAGCCCTGCCGGGGGCCTGTAAGTACAGTATAAAACGGAGGGGGAGAAAAAGCAAATTGAAAAGAGGAAACAAGTACAACCCGTAATACATAGAATCTACCAGGGAGGTGGTGGAATGAAATCTGAGAACAGGGAAACAACAATGACATTTACCAACAGGATAAAAATTGGTAACAAAAAAATAAGATTGGATGACTTACCAGCAGAGGAACAGATAGCAATTGCAAACCGGCTGATATATCAGCCTTTGACAACAATTCAAAACATAGAAGTCATTCAGACCGCCTAAAGGCGGCCTTGTGGGACGAGCAGTAAAAAGACCGGAATTATTTGGACAAGCTAAAATCCGGCAGAGGAGGTAAAAGGATGTCTGAGGAAGAAAAAATGTTGAGAAAGTGGATCCAGAATCACAAGCAACTTATAAGCGAAGCGCCAGACGAGAAACAGAGGGATTACATAACCATGATGTGGCTGGGATATCTTAATGGTCTCCGTATGTCCAATGCAATTACATGGGCCAAATACAACAACCTGTATGACGAGCTGCAGCGGTTTGCAGCCGGAATGGAGGCGGCGCAATGATACCCATAAAATGGAAAAAGCTCTTAACTCTACTGCAATAGGTTAAGAGCAAGGTCCCTAACAGACCAATAATAAACTCGTCTTTTATTATATCTGTTAGGGGCTGAAAAGTCAAGGAAATACGTGCTTTCTTGCACGTTTTATGGCTTGATAAAAGGATTAAACTTAGGACAGGGAGCCTTCCATATGCGCAGATATAAACAGATAGAGTATAAGGCGGGTATCACCATAGAGGTTATAAAGTGCATACCCAGGGGGAGCAGGAAGGGAGAGCAGCGGCAACCGGTCAAGAAAAAGACCAAGGAAGAGATAAGGGAGGCCAATGCGAGACAAGCAGCCAGAAAGCTCATGAGAAAGGTCAATGCTAATTTCCGTCCTGGGGACTGGCACGTAGTCCTGACATACCCAAAAGGTGAGAGGCCCACACCGGCAGAGGCCAGAGGGCATATAAAGACATTCCTTCGGAAATTGAGGGACGAATATAAAAAGCATGGCCTCGAACTTAAGTACATCCAGGCAACGGAATACCTAAACAAGGCAATCCACCACCACATAATTATAAATAACGTTAATGATGGGAAAGAGACATCCCTACAGTATGTAAACCGGATATGGGGCAGTATCACAAAAGGACATCCGAAATACGTTCCTCTCTATGATGAGGGAGAATATAGAAAACTGGCTGATTACTTTGTTAAGGAAACGGATAAGACCTTCAGAAACGAGGACAGCCCGACAAAACAAAGATACTCATGTTCCAGGAATCTTAAGGAGCCAAACGTAAGTCACAGAATCAATACCACTAAAAACGGATGGATGATGATTCCGCGGCCCAGGCCGGGATACTACATAATACCGGATACTTTATACAACGGAGAGGACAAGCTGGGATACCCATATCAGCGATATGTAATGGTTAAACTTAACCCTACGGACAAAGACTGGGAGCCGTGCAGTAATTGGGGCGAGGAGGACGGTTATGAGTGAAAGACAAGTGACAATCGAAGTACATGCAACGGCAAGTAAATACTGGGGTTGCATGGAAACGTTAGACCGCAATGGAAACCTGTACAGGAAAGACATTGAAGAGGACAGAAAGAGCACGGTAAACGGGAACGCTCTGCAAGCATTAATAAGCGCCCTGCACCGGCTGCGTTATTCCTGCATCCTGGATATACATACAGATAATGAATATGTGGTTAACTCAATCATCAACCGATGGGTGGATAACTGGGAACAAAGCGGATGGAAGAACGCCAAAGGCGACACCATACCACATAAGGAGCAGTGGCAGGAACTTAGAAAGCTGCTTGCCAATCATTCTGCCAGATTTACCACCACGAAATAGGGAGGAAAACATGCGTAAAAGTCAAGTAAACACTGGAATGGAAGATACGACGAGAGGGCCTATAACAAAGAATGAATTAAAAGCATTCAGACGGATGATATGGCCGGGAGATAAGCTGAGATGCAGATACCCAAGAAGAAGAGGCGACGATGAAGAAAAGGTCGGCAAAATGAAGGTACTAAAACAATACCCACACATTGTCACGCTGGAGTATATAGGAGCCTGCGGTAAAACGTTTGAAACAAGTATGACGTGGGCAGAGGCAATTATCCTGAATCGGAGGCCACAGAAAAAATCAAAAGTATCATAGAGAAAGAGCCGGCAGAGGTATGTTACATATGCGGCAGAGGGGGAAAATTACATAAACATCATATTTTTGGCGGAAATCCAAATAGGGAACACTCTGAGCAGTATGGCCTTACGGTCCATTTATGCCCAGATTGCCACACAGAAGGAAAGGATGCGGTGCACAAAGATGCAGAAATTATGGAAGCGTTACACAAAATTGGTCAAGCAGCTTTTGAGCAGGAACACACAAGAGAGGAGTTTATGTGGATTTTCGGGAAAAATTATCTTGACCCAAATCCAGACATCGAGCCAGACGGATGCCAAAGAGAACCCGAATGGGGGTTTATCTGGCTTGCAACTGATAATTAAAAGGCCGGATTTGCTGCTTGGTGGAAAAATAACCTACATCGGCCCGGCACAATGTATATGGTGCGAGGAATTTGATAATCTGGACATGTGTCCGGGTGTAATGAACCGGAAGGAATGCCCGGTTGTGAGACGGGAGATTACAGTGGAATCAATCAGGTACAGTTGGAATGGAGCGCATGAATGCATATGCACCATTAACAACGGAGAACTGAGTATGAATTTACAGAAAAAAAATCTTATCACAATCGAAAAAGTGGAGGCACCATGGAAGAACTTCGTGTGGCCTGGGACATGGCCAGAAGCATAGAGAGCATACCAAAACATGCAGGGAGGCTATGCTACATAGGCAAAAGGATACTGAATGATAGGATATATCTCTTTTACCGGGACTCGTCGTGGAATTATTGGTATAAGACCAGGATTATAACCAAGGACGGGATAATATCGGAATACGAAGCCATATTTGGACGGAAAGGAAGAAAACATGAATAGAGTCATTTTGATGGGCAGGCTCACCAGGGACCCGGATGTGAGATACACGCAGGGAGAGAAGTCAATGGCAATTGCCAGATATACGTTGGCAGTGGACAGGCGAGGAAAGAAGGAAAGGGACCAGGACCAACAAGCGGCTGATTTTATCAATTGTGTTGCATTTGACCGGGCGGCGGAGTTTGCGGAAACGTATTTCCACCAGGGGATGCGGGTGTTGGTATCCGGCAGGCTTCAAACAGGGAGCTATGTAAACAAAGAGGGCAAGAAGGTATATACAACAGAGGTGATATTGACAGACCAGGAATTTGCAGATAGCAAGGGGAGCAATGCACCGGAAACCAGACAGGCCCAGGGGACGGACTTGGGGGACGGATTCATGAATATACCTGACGGAATAGAGGACGAAGGACTACCATTCGTATAAGGAGGAAGGAAATGAAAACAATATCAATCGCAAACCTCAAAGGCGGGGTACATAAGACTACAACAGCAGTGAGCATGGCGGAGCTGATAGCGGACCGATATCAGAAAAAGGTCCTGCTGCTGGATAATGACAAGCAGGGAAATGCATCACGCTTGTTTCGGCTATATAACCCGGAGTCATTACGGGGAGCGCCGGATATGATTAAGACCAGGGAGGCCAGAAAGAACATGGTCCAGACGGAGAATCAGAACCTTTCCATAATCCCATGCAATTATTATATGGAACAGGCCGTGCTGGACCTGCAAAACGACAGGGCCAGTAAGCAACATAACAGATACAAGGAGGCCCTGGACTCAGTAGGGGACATATTTGATTACTGCATTATCGACAATCCGCCAGATTTAGGGCTTAATGTGGTCAATGCCCTGGTGGCATCCCAGGAAATCATTATCCCCCCTGCATTTGGATGATTACTCCATGGATGGATTGGACATGCTGGTGGAACAGATTATGTCTATGCGTATTTTCAACCCAGATATTAAATTAGCCGGATGTCTAATCACTGGATTTGAAAAAACGGAAACCAGCGTGGCGGCAGAGGAATGGTTACGGGAAAAAAGTGGACAGCCAGTATTTGAAAGGCATATCCGACACTTTAAGCGGGCTAAGGATGCCACATTTATGCACCAGTCACTTATTACATATTGCATACGCAGCGGAGCCGCCCAGGACTATAAAAAGTTTGTGGAGGAGTATATGGGGAGGGAAAGAAAATGATGGGATTCAATATTTTGAACACCCTAAATTCCGCCACACTGGCAGAGGCGAACCGGGCAGAGGAATACAAAGACATCATAATAGATTATCAAGATATCATAGTCACTGACCACAATAAATACAGCATGGAGGAAATACAGGAACTCGCAACAGGAATATTGCTGACAGGAGGTATCCAGGAGCCTCTTGTTGTGGGCCGGGTGGACGACGGGGCCGGGAATGGGTATCGTCTGATATCTGGGCATAGGAGGTTGCGGGCCATAGGCATCCTGGTAGGGGAAGGGAACGAAGAGTATAAAAAGGTCCCGTGCCGGTATAAGGATATGACCGAAACGCAGTTTCGCATGGAACTTCTTTGCGGGAATACATTTAACCGGAAAATGTCTGATTATGATTTGATGATACAGGCGCAAGAGTGGAAGGACGTGCTGACACAAGCCAGGAAGGAAAAACTTATCATTCTGGACGAGGGAAAACGCATCCGGGACTATGTAGCCGGAATATTGGGAGAATCCACGGGAAAGATAGGGCAACTTAATGCAATCAATGCCAATGCCACACAGGAGGTAAAAGAAAAGCTCCAGACCGGGGAAATGGGAATTACCTCAGCCTACGCCGCCAGTCAGTTAGATCCGGAAAGTCAGAAAAAGGTCGTCTCCAGGATAGAAAGTGGGGAAGATGTTAGGAGCGAGGAGATACAGCGGATTATCGAAGAAAAACGCAAGCAACAGGCAGAAGAAGCAGAGGGCCGGGAGGAAGAACTGGATCCAGATGACGAACAAGACCAGGAAAAAGAGCAACCATCAAGTCAGGAGAAACAGGTACGGAAAATAGAGGACCAGCAGAGGCAACCGAATGTGTCGGATACTGACACAAATGAGGATGAAAAGGGCTACGCCAAAAGGCTTCATGCACTTAAGATGTTGGAGAAGTATTATACCTTTATGTCAGGAGAGGAATTGGAACTACTGGAGCGCATTTTAGAGGACTGTAAGCGCAGGAAACGGGAATATGCTATGGATGAAGATTAAGGAGGACATATCATGAAAGAGATATCCCACACTTTGTACGTAAAGTTTTAAAGAGGGATTGTGATGAAAAAAGTGATAGCCGATTTAACAGAGGAATTAAAAGTAAAAGAGAGAATAGAAGGGGTATTTATGACCGTTGATGATAAAACGGGACAATATGCAATCGAGATAAAATTTCCCCCCAAAATGATTCCGATTCATAAAGTGTTTTTAATAATGCTTATGAGAGGGTGCATGAAATGCACCTTGAAAATGAGATGGGCAAACAGAGATAAGGAATTAGCCGATTTTTAAACATGATGATAATAAAGGAGTGGAAAAGTGAATAACATACATGACGAGTCGGGGATTGAAAGCAATAAAAACCAGTGTTTTGTGGAAAACAACATAGAAACGTGGAAAAAAATCGAGTGGATAGCCAATATGTACGGATATGATGCGCAGAGCAGACAATGCATGGAAGAGGCGGCTGAGTTAATCCAGGCTATCAACAAGAGGTGGAGGAAAGCGGCATACGGGGGAAACGATAAGGAGATTGCAGCGGCAGAGGAACGCATAATAGACGAGATGGCGGATGTCATAATCATGTTATGGCAGCTCAAACTTTTATTAGGGGTTAGGGAGCACGTTCTGGAGGAAAAGATTGAGGACAAGCTAAACAGACAGTTAGAGAGGATGAAAGGGGCCTATCCACAAAAAGCAGCGGAAAATAAAAATGTAGACTATGAAAATATCATACTGACACCGCAGCAGATGCGGATAATAGACGAACTGTATATTGAAAAATGCAGAGAAGTCAATTATTTAAGAAAGGCATCAATACTAATACTGGAAACAAAAGAAGAAATTGCGGTTTGGAATCAGAAAATGTGCCCAATGGCAAAACAGGATTATTGGCCTGTGTGCATGGCATATGATACAAAGACCGGGAAATGCACCGGAATTATTGCTTGCCAGTATAGTCCATACGACCAGAAAGGAAAACAGACATCATGAAATGCGATATGTGTGATTGCCATACATCAAAGATAGTAAAAATCAGAAATCACAAGAATGGAAACGAGCTGAATATTTGCCGGGGTTGCGCCGTACAGAATGGCTTTATAAAAAAGCCGTCAGATACCCACTGGGAATGTAAGTATTGCGATTGCACAAGAGGGGTTCCGTATGCGGACGAACCGGATTTCATGGTATGCGCCCGGTGTGGAGCCGAGTGGGAAGATTGTAAGATGTTGGTTGATGATGAATATTAACTATTTTCGGATGGAGGCAGAGGGATGAAAAGAACGACAATAGAAAAGCCTGCCGGTGAAATGAACATGGTAGAGTTGGCACACAATTGCATGTATGCAAAAGACCGGTGGGCATGGTACAGGGATTATGATTCGGACATGGATCTGCGGGACTTCATTCGCAAATTCAGCGAGGCAGAGGGTGCAAGCGAACTGCCGGAGGACAATGAAGCATTGTCTGACATCCTCATGGACAATCTGCAATATGGTATCAATGACCCAGATGGTCGCACTGCATTGGTATACCGCCTTATGTGGGCAATGGCAGACCTACGGGAAACGCTTATGGAATATGAGAACACGGGCGTGAATCCGAAGGAAATAGAAAATCTGCTACATAAGTGGACTCCGGTAAAAAAGGAATTACCAGAGACATACACAAGCGATAGACTTTGGATTAGTATTCAATATCCCAACGGTTATTCACGCACAGTCGAGGGAAGGTATGACAAATTTAAAGGTGAATTTCTTTATGCAAATCAGAAACCAGTCAAAGATAAGGTGATTGCATGGACGGAGTATAAACCACCTGCCTGCTATTCTGGGCAGTGACAGTTATATTAGGCTGGCAGATAGGCAATAAAAAAGAGCAGAGAGCAGATAACGCAAGAGAGCGCAACGGGTGCGCCGTTACCAGAAGCGGACGGCAGCCAGGGCCGTTGTTAGGGCATAAGCCGAAGTCGGAATGCCGGTACTGGCAATTTTCTAATCGTAGCTTATAACACAGCAGCGCATACCGGTACCTGATTCGCAGGACCGTGACTGCGTAAAGATAGCTGGCATGGATCTGGTGTATGCACAACCAGTAAGACCAGCAGCGGATGTGCCTATGGAGAGATAATGGAGGACCATACGGCCAGGGGTTCCGGTCTGGCGCACATCCACTATATTAAGATTTAGTGAAGGAGAAAATGATATGAAAAAAGCATGTATGAAATGCAAAAGTATAAACAATGAGTATGTGTGGGAAGAAAAATATGAAGTATCTGATGAAACTGATATAGAAATATATTTGAAGGAAATGATACAGCGATTTAACAACACATTGCGTCCTCAAGAGCCAGCCAGGGAAATACTTGAAATGTGGGAAGAACCATTAGAGATTGACACATTGCCCAAAATACAGCATATGTGGGAAAAGACCAATCTGGTTACACAGTCAAGAGGTGGACGGCTGTATGATACCTACAAATGTGCAAAGTGTGGTATTACGGGTAAGCGATTTGGATTGAGTGATATTGTTAAAAGGGATAGTAAATATAAGGCTGATAAGTACAACTACTGCCAAGGCAATTAAATTAGGATTTCCGGGAGAACTGGAGGAAGGAACAGCGTATGGGAATTGATTTGAGCAGATTTAAGGTAATCCACGGAGACAAGGTATTAAATGCAGTGGCGCTTATGGAGGTAAGAATGCCGGAAGGAACGTGGGAAAATAGAGAGACTATTATTAAGCCTAAAATACTTGAGATTTTGGCTATTAATGAGGATGGGAACATTGTGTCTATCATGGATGAGGCGTGGATGTTTCAGTTTCTTCCCATAGTCTTGAATTAGCATTTGGCTGCCGACTGCCAAGTGTCGGAGAAAGCAGGAAATATGATTATAACAGGAATGAAACATTTTGAAAGTGTATGCAAAAGAAAACTTGTAGATTGGTATAACTGTGACGTGGAGACAAAAGGCACACGCATTGATTTGGATGACGTTTATATTGTATGGGCTTGCAAGACTTTACAGAACTACAAGTGTTTAGCTTCAACTTCGGTTAGTGGAGACGGTATTTATGCTGAGTATACGTATAATGGGGACAAACAGGAATTATACGAAGATGTATACAAAAAATTGACGAATACTTGCCATAGAGAAGAATAGTTAAACTGAAATACACACTATTAACATTTACATTTGAAAAATGGTCTTGTGTTAAACTTTTCAGATATGACAATTAAAGAAGAGGAGATGGGTACAGAGTGGGAGTCAAAATACTATTTCAGAGATTGAGATGTAAACATTTAAATAAGAAATGTTTAACTAATTTTGGTGGAGATATGATTAATGTAGTTAGTAATCACAGACATATCTATCGTAGTGCATGGGAGTGTGAAAACTGTGGAAAGATCATATATAGTGAAAAGCTGGAACCAACTTGCAAAATTACTAATTGGACATTGGAGCGGTAGAAATGCAAATTTCAAGGCGAAGAGAAGGAGAATAGTATATTAAGGTTTGAGTGATTAAGGAAGGAGGCCGGGCTATCCGGATGAAAGCTGCAGCAGCCCCTTGAACGCATGGAATTATTTTTAGGAGATTGCCTGGACATTCTTCCGGGCATACAAGATAAATCCATAGATATGATTTTTACAGATTTACCCTATGGGACAACCCGCAATGGCTGGGATTGCATGATTGACCTTAAACGGTTGTGGGAGCATTACAGCCGGATTATTAAAAACAATGGGTGTATAGCTCTTTGGGCACAGTCCCCATTTGATAAGGTACTAGCCTGCAGTAACCTGAAAATGTACAGGTATGAATGGATTATTGAAAAAACAAAGGGTACTGGACATCTGAATGCTGCTAAAATGCCGATGAAGTGCCATGAAAATGTACTGATATTTTATAAGCACCTACCCACTTATAATCCGCAGATAACAACCGGACATAGTCCAGTACACAGCTATACCAAGCATGTAAGCGATGGCAGCAATTATGGTAAGACACGAACTGGCATATCAGGAGGAGGGAGCACGGAGCGTTATCCTCGCGATGTTTTGCGGTTTAAATGGGATACACAGCGTGAGAGGCTGCATCCGACCCAAAAACCATTAGAGGCATGTAAGTATTTTATCCGTACATACACCAATTCTGGGGATACGGTTTTAGATAGCTGCATGGGGAGCAATACAACAGGTGTGGCCTGTCAGGAGCTGGGCCGGGAGTACATAGGGATAGAAAAAGATACTGTAAACTATCGCATTGCCCTTGATAGGGTAGATTAAAATTTACTAAACGGAGGAACTGGCAGTGGATAAGATATTAAAAACATGCTGGTGGTACATAGTGCTTGCTTTAGTATGGCAAGGTTTGGAGCTATTAATATACCACCAGATACAGCCGCGGGTAGTTGACGACATTATGGGACTTTTGTATTTGCCCTTTATCTACAGGGCAGTAGATTAAGATTTCCGGGAGTACCGGAGGAAAGGGCGTATGAAAGAAAAATATTTAAGAAAAGTATTTGAGGCTAATAATTTGGCAATGAAGTGTCAAAAAATCAATTTATGGGGAGCAAGTGCAACCACCGGTTTATATGTAACTGCCTATGATGATTTTTCGGAGGTTTTGGAGGATTTACGGAATGTAATCTATCATGCGGAGCAAATTGATAGTTGGGAAAAATGTATCAATAAGTTTAAACGCGACCCGGATTTTGATATGGCGGGTGTTTTAGAATCCATCGAATATCACGAGGGTGAGATGGAAGAAGCGTTTGAAAAGCTAAAAGATTTTGTTGAAAAGCGGAATCAGGAAGGCTGGGATGTAATCCATTAAAACTGAAATTTGCGATACGAAGGGAGTACTTAATGGAAGAGTTGAAGCCATGTCCGTTTTGCGGAGAGAAGGCATATCTATATGTTAATAATGGAGTAAAGGTAATTTGCGGTACATGTAAGGCATCCACACAGGCGTTGACAGATGGATGGATTGGAAAGGCCCCTACTGGAAATGCAGTCGAATTTGTAATCGAGGCCTGGAACAGGAGGGCAGCAAATGAAAGTTAGAGATTGAAAGAATTGCGGAAGGAACCAATTTGATAATCCTGATAGGTGTATCAAGTGTAGGGACAATGGAATGTCTGACTTCATCTCGGCGAATGCGATAATGAGGAAGAAAGGCAGAATTATGAACTATCGAAGAAGATGTTTGGAGGTGTCTGATTGAAGTTGAAATTTATTTCTTGGGTAATTGCTATTATCATTACAACAATAGTAGTGTATGTGAGACTAAATATATTTGCATATTTATTAAAAATAGTATGATATTTGAGGGGTAAAGGATGAAAGTAGAACATGAAAGCATGTTAGATTTTATAGTCAAATACATAAAAGAAAAAGGTTATCCCCCTACCACAAGAGAAATATGCCACGGAACCCGATACCAATCAACCGCATCGGTGAATACACATCTCAAAGCGATGCGAGATGCAGGCCTGATAAATTATGTTGATGGAAGTCCAAGGACTATTACAGTGGCAGGATACCAATATGTAAAAAAGAATATAAATAAAGAGGAGATAGTACGGAGGTAAAATGATGGGAACTATTTTAGATGCATTTGCAAAAGAGGACAGAGTAGAAGTGACTTTTTCAGATTTCTATAGACTTATGCGGGAGAGTACCAAGGCCGAGATTGTAATGAATGCAGTGAATTGTAATGTTCCGCACAAATACATACGTGAGATGACAACAGGAAAGCCTGAGAACATAGATTTAAAAGCTAATATTAAGTGCAAAGACAATGGAAACGTTGATGAGATTGCCGATGCTATACATAAAAAATTTGAAGAACATATAAGCGGTGCCGGAAGGGATGAGCGTGTTGATGGGGGTGCGGAAAAAGCCGCATCACGGGATATTAAGCTCACATACTAACCTTTGGAAGAAAAAATAAAATAGAGATATAGGGAATACATGGCTCCCCTGCAGAGGGGGAGTCGCCGAAGAAAAAACTCGGGGCATGTATTGAACGAGGTGAGTTACAAATGGACGAAAATAAATTAAAAGACGAATTGATAGCAAAGCTGTCCAGCAATGTGGACACAACGGTATTACAGATGGTTGACACAGCTCTCGCATCCGTATTAAGCGATTACGAAGTGGCCAAACGCAATACACAACTGAGCACAGGGGTATTGAGATTTCCCGAACTGGAAATATACATCGCTAAAATGCGGTTTGATAATAAAGCAAAGAGCACCATTGACCAATACAGCAAGTTTCTTGGGAGCATGCTGTGCTATGTAGGTAAAACTGTGGACAAGATTCAGGACTTTGACATTATGAATTTCCTGAATTTCTACGCAGAAACAAATGGGATATCAGATAGCACCAAGAATCATAAACGCTTGATAGCCAGCTCATTCTTTACGTTTCTACACAAGCGTGGATACATAATAAAAAATCCCATGGCCACGGTGGACACAATTAAGTATACGGCGCAGGTCCGGGAAGCATTGACGCAGCAGGAAGTAGAGCGTATGAGAGTCGCATGTGGAGAAAATCTGAGGGACAATGTGGTGCTTGAGCTATTCCTGGCATCCGGGTGCAGGGTATCAGAAGTGGCCGGCATGAGGGTAGAGAACATTGACATGAAGCAAAAGACAGTGATTGTATTAGGTAAAGGAAAAAAGGAGAGACCTGTGTTCTTCTCTGACCGCTTATTGGTATACCTGGAAAAGTACTTGAATGGAAGGCGGGAGGGGCCGGTGGTGATTTCTGTGAGGGCTCCGCATCAGGGAATCAAAAAGAACGCCATGGAGAATATCGTCAGAGAGATTTCAAAGAAGGCCGGAATCGAAAAGAGGGTATTCCCACATCTTCTGAGGCACACATTTGCCACACATGCGCTTAACAAGGGAATGCCGCTGGAATCGCTGAGCGACCTGATGGGCCATGCGTGTATCGAAACAACGCGCATTTACGCAAAAAACCATATGTCAAAGATACGGTATGAATACGATATGTATGCATCGTAGAAAGGAGTATGCTTCATGGGAGAGGTTGTAATGTATGACTTATATGACGAGGGGGAGTATGCTGGAAGGTATCCAATAGCAGCATTGGCCGTCATGTTAAGCATCCAATATCCCCGCTTGATAGCCAATTATGCAAGGGAGGGAAGGACATATCGCAAACGGTACCAGTTTGAGCGGGTAGACGAGCCGATAGGTGCTGAACTGGCAGAGGAATGGGATAAGGAGAGGCAGAGTTTTTTAAGGCTGGGGAGGTGATGCCGATGGAAAAGCATATATTATGTCAATATATAGATGCCTGCGAACTAATCAAAGAGACAGAAGAAGATATTACGAGGCTTAAGAAACGTAGAAAACTACCTGTACAGGATTCCGTAAAAGGATCCATGCATGAATTTCCTTATGCAGCGCAGAACTTTCATATCGAAGGACTTCCCTACTCTTTCATAGAACATCCAAGTTACCTAGAAAAGGAGGAAGAATTGCTAAAATTTCGAAAAGAAGATGCAGAGAAAATAAAGCTTCAGGTAGAAGCTTGGATGAATACTATTCCTCAGAGAATGCAGAGGATTATTAGGATGAAATTTTTTGAAGAAAAGACGTGGGGGGAGGTAGCTGCACGATTGGGGAGAAAGGCAACCGCAGACAGTGTCAGAATGGAATTTAACAATTTTATGAGCGCTGCATAAATAATTTCGTTAATTTCACATTTTTCGTTTTTGAAATGTTATAGTGTAAACTGGAAGTGGTGTAAAGCACTGCTACATATACACGTACTGGCGCATCGGGTATCTGAATTCAGATACTTAGATGCAGGTACGTATTGATGCGAGGTAGAGCAGTCTGGCAGCTCGCAAGGTTCATACCCTTGAGGCCATGGGTTCAAATCCCATCCTCGCTATTTAAGCATTCAGTTTAAGGCTGAGTGCTTTATTTATGGTCATTTACCCGGCAGGACTTTCCTACGAGGATACTACAATGTAAGGAAAGGTGACATATGGATAGTTTTATAAGTTGGATTGGTGGCAAGAAGCTACTACGCAAGGCAATACTGGAACAATTTCCTGAGTCAGGCACGTTTGACCGATACATAGAGGTATTCGGCGGCGCTGCCTGGCTTTTGTTTTACAAGGAGAGCCATGCAAAGATGGAGGTATATAATGATATCAATGGGGAGTTAGTCAATCTGTTTCGGATAGTCAAATATCACCCAGACGCGCTGCAAAAGGAGCTTGATTGGATATTGATGTCCAGAGAACAGTTTTTTGATGCACTCCGGGTTACAAGCGGACTCACTGATGTTCAGAGAGCTGCACATTTTTGGGTAGTAATCAGAGAAAGTTTTGGGGCAAACTGCCATTCGTTCAGGGCAAATGGAAGAGATATGATTAAAGCAATTGAATTACTGCGAGAGGCATCTGTAAGGCTCAATCAAGTTGTTATTGAACATCTGGACTTTGAACATTTGATTAAGAAGTATGACAGGCCAAAGGCTTTATTTTATCTTGACCCACCATATTACGATGCAGAAAAATATTATCCAGATAGATTTCAACCGGAGGACCATATTCGTCTCAAAGAGAGCCTGGAACATATTAAGGGAAGGTTTATCTTGTCTTATAATGATTGCCCGGAAATCAGAGAATTGTATAACGGATTTGATATTATTGAAGCAGAGAGGAATGACAATCTAGTCAGCAAGAATGGTGGCAGAAAATACAAAGAATTGATTATTAAAAATTATTGATACACTCTCCGGGGCCACGGACCGTCACAGGTTCGCGGCTCATTTAATTTTCAGTTATCTGAATATGTTTTCGAAAAAAACAAATGAATGAGAGGTGGTGATGGATGCCAAGACCCAGAGACCCCAACAGGGACCGGGCATTTGAGTTGTACAGGAAAAGTGGAGGAAGCCTTGATTTGGTTGAGATTGCAAGTCAACTAAAGCTCCCGCCCGGGACAATCCGGGGATGGAAATCAAAAGATAACTGGGAAAACCGATTAAATGGAACGCTCCAAAAAAATACGGAACGTTCCAAACATGGTTCCAGAAAAAATAAGGCGGAGAAAATAAAAGCTGCAGAGGCTGCTGAACAGATGAGTGTAAATACTGAACTCAACAGCAATCAACAACTTTTCTGCCTGTACTGTGCTTATGGAGATAATGCTACAGCCGCGTATCAGAAGGCATATGACTGTAGTTACCAGACAGCAATGGTTAATGCCTCACGTCTGCTAAGAAATGCTAAGATTAAAGCCGAAGTTGACCGAATCAAAAAAGAACGTTTGGAGTCGTTATTTTTCGATGAGCATGACATATTTCAATGGCATTTAGATGTGGCGAGAGCTAACATCACGGATTATGTAACATTTGGTCGCGAGGAAATCCAGGCCATCGGGGCTTTTGGGCCAATCACAGACAAAGAGACTGGAGAGCCGATAACGAAGGAAGTTAATTATGTAAAGTTCAAGGAATCATCTGAGGTAAACGGGCATGTCATAAAAAAAGTGAAATTGGGGAAGGATGGTGCAAGCATTGAGCTTTATGACGCAATGGCAGCCATGAAGTGGCTGGCCGAGCATATGAGCCTGGGAACCGCAGGACAACAGAAACTGGCCCAAAGCATTGTGGATGCATATGAATGGCGGAGGAGCCAGGAAAAGGAAAGGAAAGGGGAAGCAGATGCTGGGGAGTGATGCCGTTCTTTTTTATGCGGATAATCCTATATATTTTGTCGAGGATGTCATACGGGCAAAACCGGACGAGAAGCAGAGAGACATCTTGAGAAGCCTGCGTGATTATCCGATGACATCCGTACGGTCCGGCCATGGTATAGGCAAGAGTGCCGTGGAAGCATGGTCTGTAATTTGGTATATGTGTACCAGGCCGTTTCCTAAGATTCCATGTACCGCCCCTACAGAGCACCAATTGATGGACGTCCTGTGGGCTGAAATCAGCAAATGGATGAGGAATAATCCTGCATTACGCGATGATCTTATATGGACCAAGGAAAAGCTCTATATGCAAGGCCATCCAGAAGAATGGTTCGCGGTTCCACGGACAGCAACTAATCCAGAGGCATTACAGGGGTTCCATGCAGAGCATGTCCTTTATATCATTGACGAAGCATCCGGCGTGTCGGACAAAGTATTTGAGCCGGTCTTAGGTGCTATGACAGGAGAGGATGCCAAGCTGCTTATGATGGGGAATCCGACCCGCCTGGCTGGATTCTTTTACGACAGCCATCATCGCAATCGGGAACAATATAGTGCAATTCATGTGGACGGACGCGACAGCCAGCACGTATCAAGGACATTCGTACAAAAGATTATTGATATGTTCGGAGAGGATAGTGATGTGTTTAGGGTCCGTGTTGCAGGACAGTTTCCTAAATCCACGCCGGACAGCCTGATTGCAATGGAATGGTGCGAGGAAGCTGCGAATCTCCAGGTATATGCGCCAGGAGGACAGATTGACATTGGTGTGGATGTGGCGCGTTATGGTGACGATAGTTCCGCGCTGTATCCATTGATAGACAAGAAACAATCATTACCATATGAGCTATACCATCATAACCGCACAACTGAGATAGCAGGGTATGTTGTCATTATGATAAAACAGTTTGCTATGGATTATCCGGAGGCGGCCATCCGGGTTAAAGTTGACTGTGATGGACTGGGGGTTGGCGTTTACGATAATCTATATGATCAACGTGACCAGATAATAGATGCAATATGGTATGACCGATGCCGACGGGCCGAGATAAATCCGGAGGACGGAAATCAGTGGAATGAATGCCAGAATGTTCCGAAACTGGACCTGGAGATTATTGAGTGTCACTTTGGAGGCTCTGGAGGAAAAGTTGACGATAATGACCCCGTGGAATATAGCAACAGTACTGGCCTCATGTGGGGGAAAGTGAGAAAGTATCTTCAAGAGGGAAAGTTGCAACTCCCCGATGACGATACACTGGTATCGCAGCTCTGCAACCGTCGCTATTCGGTAAATAAAGACGGAAAACTGGAGCTTGAACGAAAAGAATCCATGAAGAAACGCGGGCTGGCTTCTCCCGATATTGCCGATGCACTTGCATTGGCATTATATGAACCTAATAACGAATGGACTGTGAATTGGTGATTAATATGGGAATTTTTAATTTTAGACAACGGCGCCGCAGGGATTACTTTGAACGCCGTTCAGATAATAATATGGTTCCGAGGTATACTTCTCCACCGACCAGAAATACAGCAGAATGGATGGACACGTTCGGAAAGAATCCGAGGATGGCAGTTATTGATAAGATATCCTCAGATTTAGCATATGTGAAAGGGAAACTATATCGGATTGACCAGAACGGGGACAAGAAAGAACTGACTGTTCATCCCTTCCTGGATTTTTGGGCCAGGCCAAATCCGTTATATGAGTTTACAGCAAGTGCACTTTGGAAGCTGCAAAGCGATTATCTCCTGCTGAAAGGCGAGGGGTATTTCATCATCGAACGATATGACAATGGATATCCAGCAGAACTGTGGCCGGTACCGACACATTGGGTTCAAATGACGCCATATCAAGGTTTCCCATATTATCGGATACGGGCGGCCGATGGCGGAGTAATGGATGTGCCGATTGATGATGTTTTTGTAATGAAGGACCTAAACCCTCTCGATCCATACCGAAGAGGTCTGGGGCAGGCGGAGCCCCTTGCGGATGAGGTTGAGATTGATGAATATGCGGCCAAGTTCCAAAAGAAGTTTTTCTTCAATGACGCGACGCCGGGTGCAATCATTGTAATGCCAGGGGCGGATGATAAACAGCAGGAGCGTTTTCTTGCAAAATGGAAAGAACGATTCAGGGGACATCAGAACAGCCATGGAATTGCGACCATAGGAGGACCAAAGGACACACAAGCAAGCGTCGTGAAACTGAGTGACAACATGAAGGACCTAGACATGATTAACGGGAGGGCATTTACCCGTGATGCGGTCCTGGAGCATTTTGGGGTACCGCGTGAAATAATGGGAATCACCCAAAACAGCAACAGGGCTACGGCAGAGGCTGCGAGATATATATACGCTACAAACGTATTGACTCCGCGCCTGGCGAACCGGCAGGATGCCATAAACCTGCAGCTTTTATCTGCTTATGGGGACGATCTTGTATGGGAGTATGATGATATCATACCAAAAGACAAAGAGTTTGAAAAAATGGTCGCCTTTGATGGATGGAATAACGGAGTAATTACTAAGAATGAGGCGCGTGAAAAGCTGGATATGGAGAAGTCGGAGAAGGGCGACATCTTCAAAATGAATTTTGCGGAACTCTATATTGGTGAAGACGAAGATCCAGTGGAACTCAGTTCGGCGGCGGCAAACCTACAATACTCAGATGCATCCGATCCGATTGAGGCAGACAGGAACGATATAGAAGTGTCTCTTGGGGACGAGTTGATTGGAAGTACACAGGACGAAGAGAAAATCCTAAAGCGTGCAGCAGAGATTAAAGAACAGCGAATCAAGGCGGCGGGGATGGGGTTAAACCATGCAAGGCAGACACAGACCCGTAAATTTGAAATAGCTACAACGAAATACTTCCGGAGCCAGGCAGATCAGATACAGGGTGCGCTGATAGGAAACAAAAAGGCGGAAGGGAGCGTTTGGGATGCCATTGGTATGACACAAGAGGAATTCCTGCAGCTGTCTGAGCAGCAACAATCACAATTGACCATGCAGTTTGTGAATGGATTGCTGGATTGGAAAACACAAGAAGGAATCCTGGAATCCATATTGACGCCTCTTTGGGCAGAGACCTATGATAAGGGTGTAAAAGAAGTGGTATCGAGTTACCGCCTGAATGCAATCCAGCAACCATCATTGACTTCTGTAGCACGTTTGCGTGGAGGGCAGCGCGTCACAAGGGTGACGCAGACAACCAAAGATAATATCCGAAGAATCGTCGCAGACGGCCTAACGCAAGGGAAAGGAAAGCAGGAGCTAACTGAGGACATCATGATTGAAATGAACACATCTGCTGCCAGGGCACGTATCATTGCTGCACAGGAATGCAATACCAGCCTTCTGGCAGGGAATTTTGATATGGCGAGACAAGGTGGATTTTCAACGAAGACTTGGCATGTAACTAATTTGGGAAAAGCCAGGGACACACATCAGGCATTGAATGGAAAAACAGTCCCAATAACGGAACCATTCGTAACAATTAAGGGGAATAAACTCATGATGCCGTGTGATCCTGATTGTTCAGTAGCAGAGGAAACTGTGAACTGTCATTGCTTTTTGACATACTCATAAATTGCACCGGTACAACAGATTAATAAGCATGTAAAAGAGACCAAGAGACATCCTGGTCTCTTTTAACATAAAAAATTAAGCGGAAAGGAGGAAGAGGAGTGGAGCATGAGTTTAAAAAAATGCGGTTCAAGATGGATGCCTATAACGAAGAAGAAGGGATTTTTTCAGGTTATGGCGCGGTATTTGAGAACATAGACAGCGGAGGGGACATCATAGAACCGGGAGCGTTTACAAAGACATTAGCAGAAGGATGGGAGCGGGTTAAAGTACTTGCATTACACAATGACTGCTGGCTCCCGATTGGACGTCCTGTTGAACTGCGTGAAGAACCCAATGGACTGTTTATAAGTGGGAAAATTTCCGACACGACCATGGGACGTGACGTAAAAGTACTATTGAAGGACGGAGTTTTAAATGAGCTGTCCATTGGGTATGATCCAATCATTTTCGATTATGACGAGAACGGAATTCGACATCTGAGAGAAATTAAACTATGGGAAGTATCGGTCGTCACCTGGGCAATGAATCCGGAAGCTGTAATTACCAGTTATAAGTCAATGCAGGAAACAGCTGCACAGGCATTAGCTATCAAGAAAGATTTATTGCAGGAATTAAAGGAAGGGCGCAAAATCAGTAATTCACGATTGAAATCACTAAGGGATGTCAGTAAATCAATGAAAGATTCCGCACGCACGATTGATGCGGTCATTCGAGAGGCCAGTAATGAAGCTGCAAAGAAGTCCGGGGTTCTAACTCTTGGAAGCAGTAAAAGCGTTCAGAAACAAATAGAGATTATTTTTTAGGAGGGCATGTAATGTCAAGATATAAAATGAGCCGAAAGACGGCAAGAGCAAGAAAGTCTATGAAAATGGGAGCAGACGACCTGCAGGAAATGGTAAAGGCAGCAGTAAAGGAGGCTCTGGATGAACAGAAGGCAGAGGATGGTTCCGAAGACGACCCAGAAGAATCTGGTGGAGACTTAGGGGAAATCCTGGATGCAGCCATTGAGGCCGTGAATGCGAAACGCAAGTCTGCAAAATCTGATGAATTAAATCCGGATGATACAGAGGAGTTGGTCGGCGCCATTCTGGAAGAAGCTGGAGCGGCAGAGGATGGTAAATCGGATGATGAAGCAACTGACCTGGAGGAGGTCATTAAAGCTGCCTGCGAGGCTGTAAACGAGAAACGCAAATCTGCAAAAGCGGATGAGATAGGTGATGATGTGGTAGATGAAATCCTGGATGCAGTGGCAGAGGTTATGTCAGATGACACGGCAGATGAGGAAGGGAAAGGAAGAAAAGAGGCCTATTTCAGACAGCGCCAGACTAAGTCATATGGAAGCAGAGGAAAACAGAAGAAGGCTGTGCAGAGAAAGTATAGTGACATTTTTTTAAAAGGAGGAAATGGAGGAGGAATGCAGAAAAAAAGGAAGAAGTACCGCCGTTAATTACCTTTGCGCGGGCAGTAAAGTGTCTGGATGTGTATGGACGTCAGGATCCGGAAAGAGCTGCTTACTATGCCAGAAAGAAATATGATGACACGGAAATGGAAAGAGAGTTTAAGGCATTGTCAGCTACTAACCCTACAGACGGAGGGTATCTTATACCAGAAGTCTACTCTGACCAGGTTATTGAACTGCTTTATCCCAAGACTGTGATTGTTGAATTGGGAGCTCAGACTGTGCCACTTACCACTGGAAATCTGAATCTGCCCAAGATGACCGCAGGAGCCCGTGCCCAGTGGGGAGGAGAGCAGCGAAAGATTAAAACCAGCCAGACTAAATTTGGAAACATCAAATTATCTGCAAAGAGGTTGGAGGCAATTATTCCTCAGTCAAGGGAACTGCTTATGCTCTCCACCTTCTCGGCAGACTCTATGTTCGCAAATGATTTAACACGCAGAATGCAGTTGGGCCTTGACTATGGCGGTCTGTACGGTGCGGGAGCCGAGTTCCAGCCCCTTGGTATTGCGAATAATAAAGAAGTCGAGAATATTGATGCCACCAAGATAGGCAATGATGACCTGGCAGACACTAATGGTAAAATCACACCAGATTTACCTATTTACGTAAGGTCTAAAGCAATGACGAAGAACATTGACGACATCCATGCCGGATGGGCCATGAACAGTATGTTAGAAGGAATCTTCTTGAACATGAAAACCCAGATGGGAACCTATATTTACCGCGAGGAAATGGCAACCGGGAAGCTGTGCGGATTCCCATATAAGGTATCCAACCAGATTCCGACCGACAACGGAAAGACTGACTTGTTCTTTGGAAATTGGTCTGACCTGCTTATTGGCGACCAGATGGGTCTGGAGACATACACTACTTTGGATGGTACATGGACTGATGAGGATGGTGTGCAGCACAATGCATTCGAGGAAAACCTGGCGGCCACCAGAGCTCTGATGTATGACGATATTGGTGTACGTCATGCTGAGAGTTTCATATACTGTAAAAATATTAAGGTAATGTAAGGAGGAGTAGACGATGAAGAGAGAATTATTTGACAATGTGGTGGTGAGGGTTGGGGCGACTGGTATTGCAGTTGACCGAAAGGGATTTCTTTCGGCTGTCGTTGCCGCCGATATTGGGGAAATAACTGGTTCCCCTACAGAGACAAAACTGTCTGTAAAAGTTGAGCATAGCGATACAGCTGATGGTACATTCACGAATGTGGAGGATACCATGATCAACCCGGAACATGCAAGTCAGGAAGGAATCTTGAGCGTGGCAACTGTGGAGTCAGAGGCTGTGCTTCAGATAAATATGGATCTGCTGGGGTGCAAAAGGTATATCAAGGTGACACCAACTATTACTTTTACGGGAGGGACCAGCCCAAGTGCGGCATCTGCGGCATATGCGCTGGTTCTGGGAGACCCTATAGACAGTCCTGTATAAGGAGAGACGATGAAAAAAGATGGCAGGGAAAATAAGATGAATAAGAGACCGGGGAGCAACAAGGCTCAGGTAAAGGATTCCGCTCATGAGAGAGGTGACGAGAATGGAGGAAAGAAGGAAGCTTCTGGCAGATAATGCCATGACCACGCTCGAAGATTTAATGGAATTTATGGGAATGGACCCGAAGGATATAGGGATACCAGACTCCGTTAAGAATAACCTGGAGCGCCTTATAAATGCAGCATCCGGTTATATTGAGAGGATGACAGACCGCAGATTTGGACGCAAGGAATATATTGAAGGACACCATGGAAGTGGATGGCAGGAATTGTGTTTAAATCAATACCCGATTGTGGATGTAAAATCAGTCATGGACGTGGAGAGTGGACAGATCATTCCGTCAGAGTCTTACTCTTTTTCTGATACTGGGGAAATCGGAGTGTTGTACAGGGATGGGGGGTGGGCGGACCGGACATTTTTAGGTGGGCTGGCAAATGATAGGGTGGCCCCCAAACGTTACCTGAAAGTGACTTATACAGCTGGTTACATACTTCCGAAAGATGGGACGGATCATAGCGCATCTGACCTACCATTCGACTTACAATATGCCGTATGGCAAATGGTTCAGCAACAATGGAATCTGTCACACAATGGTGCAAACGGTTTGTCTGCATTTACCATCTCAGATGTAAGCTGGACCTTTGATAAAGAACTAAACACACAAGTACAGAATGTAATTGAACAGTACCGGAGGTGGGCATAACGGAAGCGAAAGACGAGATATCCCCGGAGATGGAACGGATTATCCGGGAGCTTAAGAGACTGGAAGAAATGTCCATCCATATCGGGATTCAAGGGCAACCCGGACGTGATGAGTCAGGAATGGAAAGGGAAGGGGCGCCGGCAGATATTCTGACCATTGCAAATGTCAATGAATTCGGCGCGACCATCAGGCTAAAAATGTAAAGAACCTGGCTATCCCGATTGCCAAAAAGCAATCGGGAAAAGCCCACTGGATTTTCCCGGCCTATTCTTTCTGCGTTCCAGGAATGGTTATCTGTTTGGATGTATCAGCAAGAAGCGGAAGGGAACATCCCAAAAAAAGAAAAGCAGTCCGACAGACAGCAAACCCAAAAGGCATGGCCCATCCAAAAAACAGATTCCGAAAAAGACAGACGATATTGAATTCTTATTTATCCTGATGGAATCCACTTCCATTCCGGAGCGTAGCTTCATCCGTGCTGGATATGACAACAACAGAAGGACGATTGAGGATATAACAACAGCTACCATACAGAATATTATATTTAGCGGATGGGATGCGGAGAAAGCGGCAAATAACATTGGGATGGGCGTGGTAGGAATCATCCAAATGTACATGAATCAGCCGTTTAATTTTAAAAAGAAGAGCAGCATTACAAAAGCGGTATCTAACTGGCCGGATAATCCCCTTATCGAAACAGGGCGTCTCCGTAATTCAATTACTTACAGCATAGAAGGAGGAACATAGAGTGAATAGCTATTGTTTTGGAAGCGCCCAGCCGATGATACCGGAGGGACTTATGCATGAAATGTATGAAATTAAGTCTGGTGCTGTATTTAGCCAGGAAGATGGCGGCCAATGGGTTCCAGGAGAAGATGAACGTATTCCGTTCAAAGGCGTACTTTTACCGGTTAGCAACAAGGACTTGGTGCGGGACATTGCCGGGGTGTTTACGCAGTATTCCGAAAAAATATATACCAATGGACATACCCTCAAAGTCGGGGCGCAGGTGGAAGATTTTGGCGGAATGCGATATACGGTCACCCAGGAACTGGGATACAATTCTCTGCACCCGCTCAAACGCTACTTGGTGGAACGGAAAGGAAAGGCAGCTAAAAAATGAAATTCAAATATATTAGGAACGTGGTCACAAATGGATTAAGCAATTACCTAAAGGTGCCGGTTGTTCTGGCAAGTCAAGTGGAGCCAGAGCAGGATTATCCGTTCATCATTTATTCCGTTACAGCCCCTTATATACCGGAAAATACATTAGGGGAATATCGGCAGGGCGGAGACGGGGAAGAGATACGGAGAGAACAACCCACATGTACATGGTCCTTTACGGCCTGCAGTGCAAACCGTAGAACACCGTCCGGTTTTATACTGGGAGAAGATGAAGCCGTGGAACTGGCGAATCAGGCTCTTGGATGGTTCCTGCACGCAGGATACGAATATACGTCCGGGAACGGAATTACCATTGTGAACACAGGAAACGTACAGGAGCGGAGCGTTCTGGAAGTGGATGAGGCGGTCAGAAGGTATGGGTTTGACGTGACCATCCGATATATCAGAGAGGACAACCGGATGATTGCCACCATACGGAATGCAGCAACCATTGAGCAGAAAGGAGACACACATTGAGCAAAGATGTAGTAGTTGTGGTGACACTTGAGGATGTGCCACAGTCCATGGACACCCTTGATATTCTCTTGATTTCTACAGCAGGTGAGAAAGCGGGAAAAACCTATACAGATTTAGAGGAAATCAAGAAGGATTGGACAGATTCCAGTATTGTGTATAAAAAGGCAGCAGCCTTATTTAACCAGGGAAATGCCATACCTGCGCCGGAAAAATTAATCAGGAAGGTAACTATTGTAGGAGTTGCGCAACCGGAAACAGCCAGTGCATTGGTGGAAGCGATTAAGGCATATCAGGAGGAGAACGATGACTGGTATATTTTCCTGACTGACCAAACGGATGATACCTACCTGGAGGCTTTGGGAAATTTCGCAGCGGGAAGTGAGCCGACAGAAGCGGAACTGTCATCGGGGGTGGAGGACCACAGGAAGTTATACATTGCTCAGACGAACAATAAGGAGTATGCAGTCAGTACTGCCCGGACTGTGATAGTATATACCAAGGATACGAATGAACATGCGGATGCAGCATGGCTGGGGGCTGTTGGTCCTTGGTATCCGCAATCAGTTACATGGAAATTCAAGATGCCGGCAGGAATTTCGGTTCCAACGCTGACCACTTCAGAAGTCACAGCCCTGGAAACAAACCACGTGAATTTCGTAACCAGTGAATATAAAAAGAATTACATCAAAAATGGCATCTGCATGGATGGGGAATGGATTGACGCAGTGCTTGGAGCTGATTGGATTGCGAAAAGGATGAGGGAAAAACTCTATGATATCTTCATGGGAAATCCTAACATCCCTTATACAGATGCCGGTTTCACTACGGTATCAGCAGGTGTATTTGAGACATTAGAAGAGGCAACTGGATATGCAATTATAGCAGAGAACCCAGAATCCGGAGCGGGCATCTATAACGTGTCCGTACCTAAACGGTCTGAGGCAACGGACCAGCAGGCAGCTTCCAGGCAGATGCCGGACATTTCGTGGGAGGCCCAGCTCGGAGGGGCCGTGCATGGAGTTAAAGTCAAAGGTACTCTGAAAGTATCACTTACATAAACGGGAGGTAAGAAGAATGGTAACAAGTTATGATCCCAAAAAAGTGAATGTTAATGTGGATGGAACAACCCTAACGGGATTTGCCAGTGATGGTATTATCACGGTATCCAAAAGTGAAGATGCTGTTACACCGAATGTGGGAGTACAGGGTGATGTAGTATATGAAGAGAATGCCAATGAAAGCGGGACGGTCGCAGTTACACTGCAGCAGACATCCTCATCATTGCAAAAGCTCAGGAACCTGGCATCAAACCGGAAACGATTTGCTCTAACGATTTCAGATGCCAACGACGACGCACCTGCCAACGTTAGCGGTTCAGAGTGTCGCATCTTAAAAGAACCGGATGTGGTTAGAGGAAAGAATACAAGCACGGTGACAGTCAATATCTATGTGCCTAATCTTAAAATTAGGCAGTAACAATGTCGATGGAATGGCCACAGCGTCCAAAGGGACTAACAGAAAGGAGCTATAGAAAATATATGGCAAAGCAGAAAAAGGTAACAGTAAACGGAACAGAGTATACATTGCAGAGCGTTTCGCCCACATGGTATTTCAATCACAATGATGAATGTGGAATGACTGGAGGGAAGAGGAAAACGGTAAATTACATAGATGGCCTGATTAAGAATATCGTGATTTCACCGAAGGAAGTGAGCACCCAGGGGATATCATACTTTGAAGAGGCAGAGGATATATCCACTCCGGAGAAGCTTATGACTGAAATCGAATCCTTTCTTAGAGGATGAAAAGGATATCGGGAAGGCACAGATTCGGGCGATACGCAACCAGGAGTTTTGGTCGCTTGTTTTAGCACAGGGAAAATCGCATATACAGAATGGTGTAATATGTGCTTGTCGGAGTATTATGAAGCCAGGGAAGCCTATATTAACTATAATGAAAGCTTAAAGAGCAATCAGTGACCAATGTCGCGATTGCTCTTTTCTTTTAGGAGGGATGAAACTTGGAGGACAAGCGGAACCTGACCATGGGAATTCGAGTTTCAGCTACGGATACCATTGGACAGTTGACAAAAATAATGGAATCCATAGACGAAATTAAAGAAGGATTCCAAAAAGCAGAGGATAAAGCAGAAAAATTCGGAAGTGAGGCCGCCGAGAGTGCCGGGACATTGGCCCACGGGATGCAGGATGCCAGACAGGAAACATCAAAGGTAGCCACCTCTATGGATAAATTGTCAGATTCAGGGGATAAGGTAGAGAGTTCGGCCAAAGGCGCTAGAAGGGCGCTTGAGAACATGGGGAGCGCAGCATCGAAAAGTGCAACCGAGGCGCGGAAGGACCTGAATAATGCCAGCGATGCAGCGGATGAATTCAGAAAAGAAATCAATAAAACATCAGAGGCGGGAGAAGACGCTTCGAATACTTATCGAAGTATGGGGGCAGAGGCGGATGGATTCGGTTCTGCTGCTGCTCGTTCTGCTGCAAAAGCCTTAAAAGAAACCAATTCCCTGGGAAAGGCCGTGAAGGCAGGATTCCAGGGAGCATATGGATTTGCAGGAAAACAGGCAGAACAGTTTGCCAATAAGGCCAGGGACGGGTTGGAAGAGCTGGAGACGGCCCTTAAGAATCCAATCCAAACAATCAAAAATAAGCTGGTGGATGCCCTGGAAAAGGCAGGGAAGAAAATTAAGGATACCGGGGATAAATCCGATGAAACAGGTGATGACTTAAAGCACATGGGAAATGACGGAGAATCAGCCGGGACAAGAATCAAAGATGCCGTAGGAGGGGCTGTAAAGTCATTTTTTGCTATTTCTGCAGCCATTGAAATTGTAAAGGCGGGTATCGAGGCGGCAAAACAGCTAGGATCTGCAATCAAGGACGCAGGAATTGCTTCGGAGCAGACAGGAGCAAAATTTGGAGCTATGTTCTCGGCAGATTCAGGTGTGCAGGAGTGGGCCGATAATTTTTCAGATGCCATCCACCGGAGCAACACTGAAGTGCAAGGGTTCCTTGTTTCGAATAAGGCCATGTACCAGGAGATGGGAATTACCGGGACAGCGGCAGAGGACCTATCTAAAATCACCACATCACTGGCCTATGATTTTGGAACAGCCTTTTCGCTGGATGATGCAGAAGCCCTATCAGTCGTACAGGACTACCTAAAAGGCAATACGGAAGCGATGGCTGAGTTCGGGATGCAGATTGACGATGCGGCCTTGAAACAGTCTGCCATGGAGATGGGACTGGGAAAGAATATTGACGCATTGGATGAAGCTGCAATGGCACAAGTAAGAATGAATGCATTATTGCAAAATAGTACGGAAATCCAGCAGGCAGCGACTAAAAAACAGGAAGGATACGCGAACAACATCAAGAGCCTGAAGGGCATCTGGAGTGACTTCCTTTCTGGAGCTGCATCAAAGTTTGCGCCTGTGTTTACAGAACTTACAAATACAATCATGGCATCATGGCCACAGATTGAACCAGCCTTACTGGGCATGATAGATATGCTTAGCAATGGATTTGCAGCAGGAGTGCCGGTCATCATGGATTTGGCAACAGGCGCACTGCCGGGACTGATATCGACATTTGGTGAACTGATGTCGGCTGCCGCACCTATAGGAGGCGTTTTGCTCGATATGGCAACCACTGCACTGCCGCCGCTTGCGGCTGCCGTGACACCACTTATTCAGACATTTAGTACATTGGCTCAGACAGTGCTTCCGCCGGTCTCCAGGATTATTGGAAGCATTGCAACCACAGTGGTGCCGCCATTGGTTAACATACTTAAATCCTTGAGCGACAATGTAATCGCACCGCTTATGCCACATATTGAGAGTATTGCAAATGCAATCCTGCCGGCATTATCTGCGGGACTGAAGATTATACCGCCTATATTATCAGCCATCTCCCCTGTTCTGAGTGGAATTTCAGGGGTCCTCTCGAACGTGGTAGGATTTCTGGCAAAAATTATGGAATGGGCAGCAAATGGATTAGCAAGCCTGCTGGAAAAGATTGCTGGTCTGTTTGGTGGCGGCTCAAAGGCGGCGGCCTCAGCTGGAGCAAATATTCCACATAATGCGGATGGAGATAATTACTTCCAGGGAGGATGGACGCACATCAATGAACGCGGAGGAGAAATTGCCTATCTGCCATCTGGCTCAACCATCGTTCCAGCAGACAAGAGCGAACAGATAATCGCAGGCGGGAGACAGCAGAGTATAAAAAACGATGTGAATTTTAATCCGACTATCAGGATAGAGATTCTTGGTGGCAGTAACGAGGGAACGCCTGGAATGATGGAGGAACTCAAACAGACAGTCAAGGAACTATATCAGGAAATGCAGGAAGAACATTTCGCGAACCTGGCAATCCAACAAGGAAATGCGTAAGGAGGTATCAGATGGCATATAGAATCACAGGAAGAAAGACCGGGACTGTAAAGTTCCAGCCGGCTACGGGCACTATCACCCAGGAGACCATGACGAAGAGCAGCAAGATGACCTCCAATGCCATTGAAGGAGGAAGCACCATTGAAGACCATGTAAGTCTCAATCCGGAACAGTTGCAGATTGCAGGATTGGTAGTCAGAAACTGTGGATCCTACAAATCCCAGCTGGAATCCATGTGGAGGAATCGAGATTTAGTAACTTACGTCGGAAAGTTCCGCGTGACGGATTATATCATTATCAATCTGCAAATGAAGAACCTTCCGTCAAATAAGAAAGGGTTTGCATTTACTGCGACATTACAGAAAGCGAATATCGTATCAGGACAGTATGTAGAATTAGGCCAGGCACTCCTTATGAGTCAGCAGGACAAGGGAGAAAAAAGCAAGGGTACCGGCCAGGCAGAGGCCATCAAGGCAGCCGGGCTCAAAACAAAGGTAAGCGAACAGATTAGTCAAAGCTCATACGCATCCTATGTAAATTCCTACAATGGAAAAAGCAGTGCAGGACCAAATCAACGAAAGACTACGAGCTTTAACGGAGTATAAAAGAAAAGAGAGTGACTGGCATGACCAATGAACTACAGACAATGGGGTTGACGTCGGAAGTTGAATATATACCTGTGGATGCATCAATGGTACCGTATACGTTTTCTGTCAAACTTGATGACCGCACATATTTCATGACAATTAAATATAATGACCCGGGAAGTTTCTTCACGATAGATTTGGCCTTAATGGCGACGGGAGAGGTGTTGTGTTATGGGGACCCTGTAAGATATGGAAGGCCTATGTTTAACTCCATCGAAGACGCAAGGTACCCGATTCCGGTCATTGTACCATATTGTCTGACTGGAGAGGTTAATGAGGTAACATACGACAATTTTGGAAATGAGGTGAAGCTGTACCTGCATGAGAGGAGGACGGACTGATGGCGTTTTTTATTCGTTCCGCTTCCCTGCAGATAGGGCCGCTTAAATACAGTATGAATGACGGATTTTACTTCGAATTCGAAGTTCCCTTCCATGATTCGGAGCAGCTAACAACTGCTTCATTTACAGTAAACAATTTGAATGCGACATCCCGTGCAGGAATCCAAAAGAACCAGGTCGTGATACTTAATGCGGGATATGAGGACGACATGGGCGCTCTGTTTGTTGGTCAGGTGACGAGCTGCAATCACCGACAGAATGGAGTAGAGTGGCAGACGAAGATTACTGCCACTGCGGCCTTGGACCAGTGGCTCAATTCTGTAATCAATAAGACCTATACTGAAGGAAGTCGGGCAGAGGACATTGTACGAGACCTGCTCAATATTTTTGGACTGGAGGTTGGGGCCTTCCAATTAGTCAAGAATACACTTTATCCGCGTGGACGAGTGTGCTGTGGAAAGCTCAAAGATATACTAACAGAAATTGTGATAAACGAATGTAAATCAAGATTTCTTATACGTTCAAATCAGGTTATTATCAATAATCCAGCAGATGGGGTAAATAAGGGATACCTACTTACGCCAGATGCAGGATTACTGTTCCGGTCCGAGGATTCGGATGTCACTATGATAGAAGCTCCAGAAACAAAGGAGGTATCGAAAGAGAAAAAGGCATCTGAAGAAAAAACATGGAAACGTCAATGCCTTCTGAATTACCGTATGGGGCCCGGGGACGTAATTCAAATTCAATCCCGTGATTTAAACGGCAAATTTATGATTGTGTCAGGGACGCACAAAGGTTCTCCAACCGGTACGTGGATAACAGAAATTGAATTCAAGGTTGCAGGATAGGAGGATACCATGGCACGAAAAACCAATGAACTTTACAATTTACTTGCGAATGAGCAAAAAATAATGCAGCGAATTCGATGCCACGACATTGTCAGGGTGGAAGACTTTGATGCGGTAAGAATGACCGTTACCGTAAAACCCCTGGTGCAAAGGGAGATGGCTGGGACCTACGTTTCGCCTCCGCCAATTCTGGCCGTCAAGGTAGCTTATATACCGCTTGAAATAAAAGTGGATGGAAAAACGGCGGACGTGAATGTTCAAATCAAAAAAGGGGGACATTGGAGTGGTAGCTTATCTGGACATGGATAGTGATAACTCCATCCAGACGGGAGCGGATAGCAAGCCAAACACGGATAGAATTCATTCAGGGGATGATGCGGTATTTGTTGGAGTAATCCGGAAAGGGTGATGATATGTCTAAAACAGCATGGAAGATTGACCCGGAAACAAAGGACTTATCTTTTACAGACGAAGGAATGCTAGAAGTTATGGAGGATGACGCTGCTATTGCACAGGGAGTAGCACTGACCTTGGGGGCCTGGAAAGGAGACTTTGAGCTGGTTCCCAGTCATGGGACAGATTACGAGCAAATACTCGGGGCAGAAGTGGACGAAGAGACCACGGACGAAGTTCTACGCGAGGCAATATTTCAAGAGGAACAGATAACCACAGTGGAGAGCCTTGGCGTGACACGGGGAGAGGGTAGGAAAATGACAGTAACTTGGTCAGGACAGTTAAGCGATGGAAAAACAATAAGTATGGAGGTGAATACGGGTGGATGATGAGTGGGGCCTCACGGAAAAAGGATTTTACCGACCAACCTACACTGTGCTATTAAATGCATTGGAATATAAGGCAAGGGAGCTGTATGGAGATGGAATAATTCTTACAGTACGGTCACCACTGGGTCTATTCTTAAGAATTCTGGCATGGGTATGGAATATTCTTTTTGCATGTCTGGAGGATGTCTATAACAGCCGATTTGTGGAAACATCTGTAGGGAACAGCTTATACAATTTAGGAAAAAACATTGGAATGCACCTGCTGACAGAGGGGAAGGCTTCAGGATATATTACAGTGACTGGAACATCTGGATCCACTATACCGGCAGGATTCCTGGTTGCGACAAATGGGGCGGTGCAGTACACAGTTGTGGATGCCATCACTCTGTCGGAATCAGGAACAGGACTTGCACTGATACGTGCGGTGGAGACGGGGCCGGAATACAATACAGCAGCCGGAACCGTGAAGGTAATCGTAAATCCTTCCTCGGTAAACGGGGTTGAATCAATCACAAACAAGGCTGAGATATCCGGTGGACGTATAAAGGAAACAGATGCTGAATTCCGGGCACGTTATAATAAGTCTGTGGATTATGCAGGAGGCGTCAATGCGGACGCAGTCAGGGCCGCGTTAATGAATGATGTTGAGGGCGTATCGAGTGCCTACGTATACGAGAATGATACAGACGAGAGCGACACCATGTATAACTTACCACCCCATAGTTTGGAGGCTGTGGTGTATGGAGGACTGGACGAGGAGATTGCAAAAGCAATTTACTCCAGAAAGGCAGGAGGAATACAGACTGTTGGAAATAAGGCGGTCAATGTACTTACGGCTTCCGGTCAGCAGCTGGAAGTCCGCTTTCACGGCCGACGACGAAAAAAATATATGTGAAGGTGACAGAACTTCAGACAGGTGAGGGGTTCCCGGGCGAGGATAAGGTCAGACAAGCATTGATTGACTATATAGGCGGAACAACGGTCGGAGGACTCGAAACGGGAATGGATGTCATATACATCAAGATACCGGGTATTCTTACTGCGATTTCAGGTGTGGAGGACTTTGAGCTGCAGATTGGCACGAGCATGACCTCTTATGCAAAAGAAAATATAGCAATCGGTTATAGAGAAAAGGCAATAACGGATAGCACAGCAATCAGCATAACAATGAAAGGAGGTTGATAGGATGAGCTTTGCCACGCGCATGTTAGACATGCTTACCAGTGCATACATAAGGACAGATATACAAAAACTTGAGAAGTCGGAACGACCAGAGACAAATATAGGAAAACTGTTTTATCTTGCAGGATGGGGATTCGATATTCTGCAAGAGCAAACGGAAAAAGTTCGACTGTGGGATAATATTGATAAAATGCAGGGAGCCGTACTGGATAGTTTTGGAAACAATTACGGCGTGGCTCGAGGAACGGCGACAGATGAAATATTTAGAATCATGATTAGGGTCAAGATTCTTGCTATGCTTGCATCAGGTAACTTAGATACCCTTATTCTATCGGCAGCAAGTCTATTTGGAATAAAAGCAGAGGATGTCAAATGTGAGGAGGTATACCCAGCTAAAGTATATATATACATCAATGAGGATGAGCTGGACGAAGAACATAAAAATGTGGCCGGAATTATCGCTGAGTTGATGAACCGGATTAAATCCGGAGGGATTGGAATTAGAATATTCTATCGTACCTACAGCGCACATAAGACAACTGTCTATGTTGGCGCCTCGGCTTGCCTGGCCACATTCATGAATATTCCACCAACAGCGATTAATAAAAAGACAGAAAAACAAGTAAAACTGAAGATAGGGGTCGGGACATTGCTATGTGTGACGGCATCCTATCCCGCCAGCCAATAGGAGGGATTTAAATGGCAGGAACAGTACTAACAAACAAAGGGCTTGCGTTAATAACAAAATTGATGGCAGCGCAGGCCACGTTATCATTTAGCCGTGTGGCCGTGGGGACTGGAAGGGTACCGTCCGGATATGATGCCCAGAATATGACAGGTCTTAACGAATATAAGATGGACGCAACGATAGAATCCTGCGGCGTGAGTACCGAACAGTCAGACGTGGCTTATATCGTTACACAAATCAGCTCCGTTGGCGTATCAACGGGATTTGCAATTACGGAGGCCGGGGTATTTGCCACAGACCCAGATGATGGAGAAATCCTTTATGCGTACCTGGACCTTACGCAGGATCCGCAGTATATATATGCATCCACAGATGCAATCAGTAAGTTTGCGGAAATCACATTCAACGTTCTGGTTGGTTCGGTAACAAGCGTAACGGCAATTGTATCACCAGGAGCATTAGTAAAAAAATTAGAATTTGATAATTTGAAAACAAGAGTGGAAGATGTTGAAACCCCTGAGTTTGACGCCTCTGGAACCGCGGAGGGCATAACTGATAAAACAAGCCTACTGGACAGCTTTGTCACAAAGATGCCACTTGTAAAATTTATGCGCAATGTCGTGGCCGGATTTAAGCTGGTCCTATATTCAGGACAAATTGTCAATAACTGCGTGACGGACCGACCGGATTTGCCGGGTTCGGCCGCACAGCTAAAGGTACTGATGGACCTTTATACTGTGCTCAATACCAAGATTGCTTTTGACAGAGTGGCCATAATGCAACCATTTTTTGATGATACGGAAAAATCATTCGGTTATCGCTTTTATTATGATGCATCAATGACCGCTGGTTATGCAGTACATTTCTATTATAACGGTGAGAAACGTATTACATTGAGATTTTTAGACATTGACGGCAGATGGAAAAACACATGGACTGGATTATTACAATAGTACAGTTATAAGCTATGCCAATCCAAAGCGTAGACGGTTTTTGTATCCGACGCTATAAATTTTAATCGGCCATCTATATCCAGATATATTGCTCCACCATTAGCCCCCGCATTGTGGAATCCATAACCGGCACGGGTAGCATTATTTTCGGACCATGGGGCCTCGGATACAAATTGCATATTTAGATAGGCCCTATCACCTATACCAGCGTAAGTGATAACATGCTGTTTGCCTCTAAAAGTGTTATCTCCATACCCGGCCTTACCTGATAAATTAGTATTGAGCACAGAAAATACTAAAAAGGCAGAACCAGATACCTGGTCTGCCTAAAGAACTATTGCATTAATTTGACACCGCATTTTTCGCATACCACATGGGCATGTCCATTCACGCTGCTTAAGGCCACAATCATTTTGCCGCCACAATCTGGACATTCAGCAATCCGTTGTTCGCCCCATTTTAGCTCGGACAGGATTGGAGTGATAACTCCAAACAAATTTCTCAGATGGATAATATCCTTGTCATTGTCATCGGCCAGTTTTCCGCCGGCTCGAACAAATTCCTCAACGAGAGAATAGTCCGGATGGTTTAAGCGCTTTGGCTCATATGTAGTAATATTTTCCTCGCACTTTCCGCAATCCGTTACAATTCCATTGATAAGCGCATCCTCCTTTACATAACAATATCCTCCGCACTCACAAGTGCATTTCCATATACGCCGGAAATTATGATTTTTCCAACTCCATTTTGTGGTTAGGACACCAAATCGCATACCAGGTATCACGTTCATACCAACATCTCCTTTCAAGCTCTATTATAACGCAGGGAAATAAAAGAAGTTCTGGTAATTTATGGTATTTACTTATACGTATAAAGA